CATCAATGTTAGCTATTGAAGAAGGCGAGGAAGGTGAAGTTTTAGAATCTCAGAGTGGTTCTCCCAATGTGGAGACCGGAGATACTACTGCTTCAGACAAACCTACTTCACCTAGTGAGTTGATGACAATTGCCAGTAAATCTAATCAAGAGGATGCAACATATTTAGTGTATTTTGGTGATCCTCCTTGTTCCCTTAGGGAATTGTGTAAGAGATATTCTTTTACTAGATACTGGTATCCAACCTTTGCATCGACTAACACAGTTCGTATCAATGGTTTGCGTAACAAAAATGCACCTTATTATACTGGATATGATCCAGATGGTATTGATGTTGCGCAAGATGGTGTTACTGCACTAACTGTTGGTCCAACTGCTTTTAGCACTTGGTTTACACCATCATATGCAGGAGTTCGTGGAGCTTACAGGAAAAAGTATTATTTTCACGGCTCGGACACTGCACAATCACCCATTGTGACACGATTGGATTTTATAGGCACTGGGAATGGTGCTTTCAATACATCGGAAGCACTTTTAGGAGCCGGTAGAGTTTTAATTCAGAAGTTTTTAACTGCTAAATTAATTACATCTAGTGGTAATGGCTCCACAGCTACCAATATAGGTATTAACAATACCGTTGAAGTTGAATTTCCTTATTATTTGCCTAAGAGATTTTCTCCGGCTAGGACTATTTCAGCTCAAGATTTGGACTGTAATTCACACCGTGTTACAACACTTGATGTTAATTCACCAGATTTTGTGCCTAATCCAGAACAACTTAACACTGCTTATCAACAGCACGATGCTGTTGGTGAGGACTTTTCGTTGTTCTTTTTTACTGGTGTACCAATTTATTATAAATATACTTTGACTGAATTGTCATAAGTACAAATATAATATATATATATATAAGGAGTTTGGTAAGTTCTTCTTTAAAAGTTAAAACTTACTGTGTACCCAACACAATAAACTTGCGGTTTTTTACTGTTTTCGTAAGGTATGTGACAGAAATGTAAAACATTAGCATGCCATTTAATATTTATGCAACTATTGAAAATATAGGTATGAGTATAATCGTGTGAGCGACCCACACGTCATATGTTAGCGCATATAGGAGACTATTCTCGGCTTTTGAATAAGCCATCTGGTATTTTACCTCGAGATTAGTCTCGAGGCTTTTAGCTAGGTGGCAACTTTAAGAGTCAGTTAGTCTCGCCTGTATACTAA